TTGTATATCTTGTTCCGCAGAAGCTCTTTCACGTCGGGCAGTTTGAAGCTGCTGCTCGGCAGCATCCCTATCCCTAATCATACCGGGAGTAACACCGCCCATCAAAGCAGTTTGAGCATCCTGCAAGGCAAGCTGCTGCATAGGTCCACGCAATGCACGTTCAGCAGCAATTATGTCTGGAGTTGATTCCCTGTAAGCCCTAGAAGTGTCTCTTATTTGTTGAGCTACATCTATTGGCTGAACTTCCGGTGCGTCTATTCTTGTGCTACCCATATCTCTTCCTCTTTAAAAATCCCTGTAGTACATTACCCCTTCCCACATCTTCTTGTTTCCAAGACGTTCCATGTTGGGAAAAAAATTGCTGCCCTTGTCACACATTATGAAAGCCCGGTGAACGCCGTTTGAAGCATACTCGCCCTCAAGTTTCTTGATGGCCCGAACACTGTCCAAAGCCTTTGCTTTCTTGCTGTCCATCCACCACCAAACAAGTGGTGCAGCACCAACACTGGCAGAGCCAATGATGTCGCCATCCTTCCGTATGATGTGGGTTGGCATGACAACACTGTGGTTATCAGCTAACATACGCTCTGACAAACGTGGCAAAGATCTTTCGGTAACGTGTGAAATGCTTATCATTCTTCTTCTGTCTCTGGTTCTGGATCTGGTGTTGGCTCTGGAATTAGTGGCTCAACAACAACCTTACCGTTTTCATCAGTCCACTCGGTGTCATACATATGTTGGTCTTGACGTTCACCAACAACCATCCAGCTAATGGAATCTGTGCAGGTATTGTCTTGGGCCTCAATGGTAAGAATGTTTCCGTCAACGCTAGAGCGTACAGCCGTCCATCCAGACTCATTAGTAGTAAAGCTTTGTACATCACGACAAAGTAGAACAAATGTTCCATCTGTCATATCTGATGCCATATCTATATTTACCGACGCAAAACCATCAACCAAGTCAACACGACCCCTGTAGATCAAATCGGCTTGTGGACTTTCCAAAAATGAATGAACTAGGTTGTGGGTGTCTTTCTTAGATTCTAGTGGATGAGCAATTTTAAATGAACCAGATCCCTTGGACACAGTGCTAAAAATAGCTCCACCAGAAGAATTGATTGATGCAACTTCACCACCATTGTTCTCAAACTTAATAAAGTCGTTTGTACTAGTTCCTGCACCATTGCGTAAAAACGTCATTGTGGGGCAGAGTGAGCTGTCTTCATCGTTGACTACAATGCTTCCTGAACCGCCTCCGTTTATATGGAACTCGCCAGTGGAGGTAATCCGCATACGTTCCGTTTGATTGGTGTCAAAAACCAAATTTCTGGAATTTACAGCATTGAACCCCCAGTCTAAACTAGCACCTCCGTTCCCATTTGTTTTAATTTCTAATCCACCATCAATGTCCCCATTACCAAAATGCGCTAAACTTTCAGCAGTGTCTGAATTGGAACTTTTAACATGAAGCAATTTAGCAGGAGCTGTAGTGCCAATGCCTACTTTGTTAGCAGACGCATCTACAAACAATGTACCTGAATCAAAATTGGCATCATCAGCAACAGTGAGTGTAGATGCCATATCTACTGCACCGTCAATGTCTACAGCGTCAAGATTGGTAGTTCCATCAACGTCTATATCCCCAGATATATCGAGATTTGTAAATACTGAGGTTCCTACAGCCGTAATCTTGTCATTAAATGTAGCAGCTCCAGCGTCTGACATATCAAGCGTTAATGCAGTAATTTGTACTCCACCATCGCTACCATTAAACAAAATGTCCTTATCTGAAATAGACGAAGCAACAATAAGATTGCTTGAACTATTTGCGAATCTACCAAATTGGGTTCCATCGTCTTTTAATCGGATGTCTGCACCTCCAGCATCTAGGACAATATCCCCAGACGAGTCGATAGTAACATCAGTCCCGTCATTAGTAATTGTGTCTAATGCAATGGAGCCAACATTAGTAATGTCGTTGTCGTTAAAAGACGTTGCTCCTAAGCTAACTGATCCTGTAGACGTAAGATTAGATGAACCAATATCTATATTTCCAAACCCAGAGGTTATTGATCCAGAATTTAGTGCTCCTGTTGTAACTATATCAGAACCACCTGCAAGTGGGCTAAAAAGAGAGCCTATTGCAGTGCCACCAATAGTAATTGCATCAGCTTCAAGAGTGCCATCAAAGTCTCCATCTACAGCATCAATGTTGCCCTTAAAAATTGTTGCACTAACTGTTCCTGTACTTGGATTATATGCAAAATTGCCATCCATTTCCAAACCAACATTGCCTGTGCTTGAGGTTGCACCCTCGACAAAAGTAATTAGGTTTTCCTCGTTAGTGCTTTCATTGTCAGTTACTAAAACATGAGCAGAGTTTGTTGCGTTTGTAACTGTTGTTCCTGCAATAACTGTAGCCAAAGCCGTACCATTAACTGTTATTGCATCGGCCTCTAAAGTTCCATCTATGTCTGCGTCACCAGATATGTCTAGTGATCCACCATCTATTTCTCCAGATGCTGTAATTGCATTATCTTTTATAAGAACGCCATCAATGGTTACGCCAGATGCAGAAGTAGTTTCTGAAATTGTGTTAGTAGTTATAGACTGACCATTACTAACAACAATGTTGTTAGATCCAGTAGTGTTACCGTTAGCAAGAACTTCAGCCAAAGTATCGGAAGTTCCGACCTGAGCATCAACGTAAGCAGTGGTAGCCACCTTAGTTGAGTTGTCACCAGAGCTTTGGGTAGTTCCCGTTACGCCGTCAGCTAAAATACCAGAAAGCGTTGTAGCTGTAAGTAGCCCGGTGCTTGAGTTAAAAGTTAAGTTACTTCCGCTTTTGGGGCCAAGACTACCGGTAGCAGCAGTTGCAAACAGTGGGAAGCAGGTTGTGTCCGAAGATTCATCGGCTACCGTCACTGCACTAACTGTAGCAGCTCCGCCAGCGGCTATAGAAACAGCACCACTTACATTACCAAAAATTTGATCCTCTAGGTTAGAAAAAGTAATTTTACCATTACCGCTATCGGTGTTGTCCACCATAGCTACAAAGTCATCTTGAGCTATACTCGTTTCCGTAGCCAGTTCATTTAGGTCTAAAGATACGGTAAGTGTTTGACCACTGGCTGCCGTGTCTAGTCCAGTGGCACCAGCTATAGTAAATGTTTCACCATCTAGGTCTACAGAACCATTTCCACTATCTCCAGCAAAGTCTAGGTCTTCAGCAGTAATCTGAGTGTCAACATACGCCTTGATGCTTTGCTGGGTAGCGAGAGACGTAGCAGAGTTAGAAGACATATTATCCTCATCCAATATTGCCACTTCCGCAGGAGCGGCAGCTCCACCAGAAACATTACCAAGAACCTTGTAGTCTGCTAAGTTTTCTATCTTAGCCTTTGTAACATTGCTGTCTGCAATTTTAGCAGTGGTCACTGCACTTGTTGCAATCTTACCAGTAGCTATACCAAGATCCTTTACAATTATTTTCCCACTAGAAAGCTGGGTCGTTGAGTCATCAACAGCACCAGATGCAAACGTAGAGTTGTCAACTAAGTTATTTAATGAATCAGAGGTCAGTTGATCTCCATCTGAAAAAGTAGTTCCCTTGCTTAAAATAGCCATTATTCTGCTTTCTTTATGCTTCTAAAAGTAATAGCTCCTGCTACTTTTATTGCCCTAAGTTTAGGTCTTCCCTGTGTTGTTGTTAATTTAAATTGTAATCCGTAGGCTCGTTTATTGCCAAATCTTCCCCGAAGAGACACATCCTCGTCAATAGCAAGCTCTTCACCATTTATGTTGGAAACCGTTCCAAGATCTATAATAGCATCAATGTTCTCTGTTATTGCTTCCAAATTTGCATCAGAAACATTGTTTTCAGAAGATTGAAGATGTAGTTCAAAGTTATTCCATTTCTTTCTGTCAATAGATCCAACAGTAAACATCCTGCTTGTTGCTGATGCTGAAACAATTTCATTGTTTGGTGTGCCTCCAATCACGTCCACATAACGATCTATATCATCATCTCTTTGCTCATATTTATGAACGCCTCCATTTCGGTTCATAGCGTACACACCTCTATTTTTTCCAGAACCGCCAACAACTAAATAAGTGTAAGCCCAGTTTGGGTCATTAATTGAGTCTACTGACTCCCATTGTTTGTTCAAAAAGTTGTATACAAGAAGTGCGTTATTAGTCAAAGAATTGTCCAATGGAACTGCTATGTAATACCTGTTGTCAAAGTAAGCAGAGACTGCCTTATCTGCATGATCCTTGTTGATTCTTGAAATGGTTCCTTGGATAGAAGAAGACAATGGAACGTCTTGGCCTCTAAGGTTGTAAAGATCAACAAAGTCTAGTGCATACACTCCATTGTCAGACAGGAACATTAGCTTGTTGCCTATCTGCTGTATGCTTTTTCTGGCCGAACACCCTATATCGCTTGTGATAACTTGGGATACACTGCTTCCAAGATCTAAGCTATTTTTTACTGTGTGAATGCTGTTGCGGTTAAATACTACTAGCTGGTCATCAGAGAAAGAATGAAAACCTACAATAAAATCTGCTTCTCCAGCATTAAATCTAAACTGACCGTAAATTCTGTCATAAGTGTTTTGATCTAGTATATCCGAAAACAAAGCCTCATCCAAAATATTTCTATCGGTAATTGTGGCAGATCCAGAAGACCCGGTAATATCAAACTGATATGGAACAACCAACCTACGTTGATGTGGTACACCAAACTCTGGAGCCGGCATATGGCTAAACCCTAGACCAATAGATGTTTTCTTTTCAACGGTAGCAGTTTTATTTGTAGCATCAGCTTTATCCGTAACAAAAGTAAAAGTTGTTGAGTTTGTTATAGATCTAACCCGAACGGTGTCACCAAGAGAATAACCAGAAGTTCCTACGGTAGTCACTGTAAGCTCATCTCCAACCAACAAAGAACTTGTGCTAGACACTGTAGCCGTTGCTATACCTGATGCAAAATCAAGATCAGTAATTGCTAGAGGTGTAGGTTGAGTGTATGCTCCGTTAGAAACTAAAGAGAATGTAGTGGTGCTAATGTCTCCATCCCACTGCATAGCTATCTTTCCTTTTCGGAATATAAACAACTTGTTAAATGCCTGAACCACATTGCTTCCTTGTGGGACTGTTTCTCCAGAAGGATATGTAAGAGATACTGTTGTTGCCCCATTGTCTGAAGTTTTTACCAAGACAGTCTTACTAGTACCGACAATTGCAACGTATGATGTAGATTCATTGTTTGGATCTGAAAATTCACAAGATGCTTCTATAAAATTAGAAACACTATTGGTCTGACCAAGTTTCATACCCGTTACAGTCATAGTTCCAGTGGGCGTTTCGGACAAGCCTGGAACTGTATATGTTACTGTGTCTGAATCTACTACCGTAGCAATGAAGTTTCCATTTGGGCTGACGCTGCCAGAAACACTTAACCCACTAAAGTTAACACCAGTTCCATCTGTTATGTTGTGATCTGAATTAAAATTAACCGTAATTGTTGCACTACTCCTTGTAAAGGATGCAACGCCCCCACCTATGTTGGTTGAGTCATAAATTTTAAAAGGCAATGAAAGTATTGAAGCAGAAAAAGGAGCAGAAAATATTTCTACGCCTTTTCTGGGTTGCCACTCACCATTCAAATCCATTCGTCCATTTTCAGAAACAGACAAGATTCCAGAAGGAAGCTGGTCGGGTCTAAGCTTATTGTTAAAGCCAGAAAAGCCTTGGTCTAGGTCTTCTACAACCCGATCATCGGCCTGTCCATATGTATCATATCTAGCCATTTAACAATTCCAAGCTCTCCTGCTCCAGTAGTTTGCAGACAGTTTATTACTCTTACCCTTTATCCCACCTGACCTAGCACAATAACTTTTCTTACGTGCCGGGTTATTCTTTTTGATGCTCATGTTAGCATCACCAAAGCGTACAATTTTTTCCTTACCACCCTGACAAGCTTTCACGACAAACTTCTTCCCGCCAGAAACATCTCTGCGGGGCTTGTTGCACTTCATCTTAGACTTATCTATTTTTGCCACTTCTTACCTTTGCTTTGGGTGTGTTAGCTACAACTGTTTTGCCTTTGGCTCCTGCTCGTTTCTTTTTCTTTGCAGTGGCGGCTCTTTCAGCCTTGGTAAGACTCATTGCCTTTTTTCTAGGCAAGCACCTATCTGGCATCTTCTTGTTAGGAGAAGTTCCACACTTGCCCTTGATAGATCCATCAACACCTATCCTTACCCAGTCTTGCTTGAGCCACTGTTTAAGTTGAGCCACTATCTTCCCTTCCGTTTACCGCCTTTAGCTTTCTTAGCGTAGTTTGGATCTTTACAATACTTAGATGCAGCTAGGTTAGCGTAGGCAGAAGGGTACGTATCAAA